AAGACTTATGCTGGCCGACGCATCAACAATGCGAACACCAGTTGGCTGTGACGCAACAAACGCAATGGACGCAGACAATGACGCGTCAACAATCGTAACAGCAGACGCAGATGCAGAAACGCCAATAGACGCAGAAACAGCGCCCTGCGTCGTCTCAGGCTCGCCGTATAACCCAGAGTTAAAAACCCCTGAGTTATATGTGGAGCGCAAGGCCATTAGCTTGCCGTAATATCAAGGTCGCCAGTTGGGATGCGGAACACATCGCCATCGTTGATGGCTTTGGCAGTGTCGAGCGCAGAATGAATAATCATGTTGCCGCCAGAAGACGCGTCCATGATGCCGATCCATCCGATTGTACCCCAGTTGCCACCGCTGGCTGCTGGGAACTCAATCGACGCTGTGTTCGACGCTGTGTCGCCAGTGACGCTGAATGTAGCTGCAACGCGGGCATAGCCAGAGCCAGATACCTCAGTGCCAGCAGTGCCAGTGTCAGTTGGGTCAGATGTAAACAAGCCGACATACCAAGCTGTCGGGCGGGTTACGCTACCAGTTGTCAACAAATACTGAAGTGTACTTGTCTCAAAAGCATTTGTTAAAGACATGGATTTCTCCGTTAGATATATCTGTGGCCGTTATACACCAGTTTCAGTCTAATAGCTAGTCACGCGCATACGGATGCCAGAACCAGCAAATCGAGTGTCATCTGACGCCCTTTGCAGCGATTGCATTGCAGCTGAATAAAGCGCAGCCCAAGTCTCAGCCCGTGTGTCGTCATTCAAGTAAGGCGCAGACTGAATTAACGCGCCATACAAATAAACGTCAGGCGCATCGCGCAAAAGCCAGTTGTCAGCGTTGCTGTCGCTCAACTCAGGCGTCTTTGCGTAATATTGAAGCTGCATCGTGTACTCGCCATCAGGCGTTGGAAACACCTCAATTGTATCGCCAATGTTTGCGTAAAAACGCGGACGACCCGAAATGTCAGAGTTGCGCTCACGGTACTCAAGCATGTCATCGCGCGAAATCAACTCAAGGCGATACGTTGTGCCAGATGTAATGCCAAAGCGAACAGTCTCAATCCAATCAGCAGGCATCTGCACATAGCGGCTGTCCAGCGTAGCATCAACGCGGTTGACCATCTTGTAATGCCGCAAGTCACGATTGATGCCAGCTTCCGCCAGACTAATAAAATCAGGAATAACCGCCGTAAGATCGTCCCGGTTAAGCCAGTTGGCGATGCTAGACTTTAGCTCTGCGTAAGTTGTAATTGCCATTACTGTAACAATCCTTTCGGGCGAGACTTTGGACGAGGAGACGAAAGCACACCTAAGTTTTCTGGAAGCGCTGTGCCAAAAATATCAAAGTAATCCTTGGCAACATCTTCAGCATACGTTTTTTGCTCCGCCTTATCTAGCCGCGAGGGATCAAGGCCAGAGCGATCATACTTATCAGGGCCAGCGTTATACGCCGTCAAAACATCTTGCGTATTGCCTTGATATTTATTCATTAACTCTTGCAGGTAGGGAGCGGCAACCCCCATGTTTACTTCCGGGTCTTTTAGCAACGCAATGGCGGACTCTTTCGACCTGTCAACTGGCTCAAAGCCAAGCTCACTTGCAACCTCCCAGACAGTCGGCACACCTCGCCGGAACCCACGCATGGCGTCCTCTGGCATAATGCCGAGCCAACCCACCGCGCCACCATCCGATACAGCATCAAATCTGCCGCTGCTTTCTCGCTGGCCTATCGCTTTGATAAGGTTGTCTAAAGTCAGAATGTCGTTGGGCAAAACTTACTTCCCGTATTTTTTAGCAAGGCATTTGCCAGCACGTTTACACGCCGCAGGGGTGGGGCAACCTTTACATGGTTTCATGTCATCATCCTCTAGCTTTTCTGCACATTAGCACATTTATTTTTAAATGGCTATCCAAGCCGCATATCACAATTCGCCCAAGTCATCCATGATCTTTTCCATGCGCGCACTCAGCTTCCAATGGCCGGCGCGCCAGCGAGCCGCAAATTGCGCTTCCTCTAAGCTCAAACCCTTCCCAATGTAAGTTTTAATCCACTGGTTCATGCGGATATTTTTCATCTTAGGTGACAACTTGTGAAACGGAACTGGCTTCATGCAATACCTTTCAAGTTGCGCTTAATAGTTTGCTTCCAACTTGACATCGCACCAGATAATGCAGTTGCAGCATCGCTGGCCATTGTTAGGCACAAGGCGTCGGCAAGGTCAGGCGACTTCAGCCCACGCTTGCGCATCTCGTCCTTACTCTCAGCCTTCATCTTGCCTGACGATGTAAAGCTGTATCTAATCGCAGTCAGCTCAGCGAGAAGCTGGTCGTCTTTCGGCAGCTTGCATGACCGATCCTCAAGCCAACCTTTTGTTTTAAACCACAATTCGCTGCGCAGGTTCATGTGGGTCTTGCCCATAGCCGGAGCTTCGCCAACATTAATGCCTCTGACTGGCGCGCCAAGCTCGCGCAGCCTGTCAACCACACCGCCGCCAACGCCAATACTATCAACTAGTATCTCGCTAGGCCGCATAGAAGGCGGCAAGCCTTCGTATTCGGCCATAACGCGGCCAACTGTTTGCATCAAATCCAAACCCTGCCAGCTGGTAATCTCAGTCACAACATTGCCATAACGCTTGCACAAGGCCGTCTTGTCCGTGCCAAAGCGCGCAACGTCTAAACCCCAAATTGGCTTAACGTCAGGTGTTGCCTCAATGTCACGATGAATCGCGCTCTCAACCAAGTGAAACGGAATGATCGTGTCGTCATCCGCCATAGGGAACTCGCCAAGCACACGAATGCGAAAGGCGTTTGACTCTTCGCCATACCTTGCGCGCATCTCGTCAACAAACTCGTCAGACACAAGCGGGCTATCTATGCACGACCAACGCCGTGTCCACCAGCTGTCAGCCATCCGCGTCTGGCTCTCGTAAAACGTGCCAGACGAACGCGTCGGGTTGCTCAGCAAAATCGTAGTCGCAGCGTGGCCCGACATCGAGCCAGCAGCCGCCTCAAACACCTTCTCAGGCACACCAGAAGCCTCATCCACAACCAACAGCACATTTTCCGAGTGAACCCCAGCTAACGCTTCAGGCGTCTCTGCACGGCTCGTTCTAGCCGAAATGAAAGCCTCGCTTGGTGCAGCATTCAACTCAACCCGGTCAGACTTAACCGTAAGCAAAACTTTCAACTGCGGCGGCAGCTCATTAATCCAACGCTTCAGCTCAGCAAACAACGCATCAAACAGCTGACCACTGGTCGGCGCAGTCACAACAACCTTATTCGGAAAGCGCAGCAAAACAAACCAAAGCATGATCCAACTGGCCGACGTTGACTTACCCGTGCCGTGGCCACTGCGGATGCTAACCTTGCGCTCACCGTCAGCAACAGCGCGCAGAAACTCAGCCTGATAATCATGCGGCGTCGCACCCAACACCTCCTGCACAAACAAAGCCGGGTCATCACGATAACGCAGCACAAACTCTTCTAGCGGGTTGGCTTCACTCATCCGTCACATCCTCATAGTCAGCCTCAATGGCCGACGCCTCACGCTGGCGGTCCTCAGCATCAATCTGAGCCAAGTCAGCATTAACCTTCCTCAGCGCGTCCAAGTGCATATCGCTCACACTAATCGTAACATTGGTCTGAGGCCGGTTACCGTAGCGCTCCTGATTATACGAGCCAGCCATAAACTTGCGCCACTGCACCTTCTCGCGCGTCGCAGCAATCTCTTGCGTTGAGCTGCCGCCATCTAGCGCGTCAACCATCTCCAAGCCCTGCTCAACCAGCGCGTCAGCTGCCGTCAGCTTCGCGCTCTCCATCGCCGCCTTGTACTCCGGCACAGTATGCAAACTATTGCGCAAATACTCCCGGCTGCACTCAAACTCCTTAGCCATCGCCGTCACCGTGGTGCCAGATGATAGCCGATCAAATATATACTCAGCGCCGCCGTTCTTGGCGACCTCAGCCAAAATGCGTTTGCGTAAAGCCTTCCCAGCCATTGTGGTAACTCCCGTTTTTTTAAATTTTACTCTGAGTGAGCATCGGTTGGCAAGAGGGGGCCGGGGGGGGCTACCTATAACCAAAGCCTGCAACGCCGTCGCGGCACTTGCGCTGGATCGTGCCAGCAGCAACGCCATGCGCATCGGCAGCCAACGCAGCAGAAGGAAACTCGCCCAGCGGAGTTACAACAGCACGCGCACGAGGGTGGCTGGCTCGATCCCGCAAATGGTCAGCTCGTCCGGGCCGACGCCGACCCTTCGCATCCATATCAGCCATGTTGTCCTTATGACTGCCGCCGCGAAGGTGAGCGACATTGCAGCAACTCGGGTTGTCACAAGTGTGCATCACAACATCATGCAGGCCATTGCCAGCAAGGCGGTAAACCATGCGGTGGGCCAAGATTGAACGGTCCAAAGCATTGAACATACCATAGCCACCCTTAGTCTTGCCACCCGTCCACCCATGGCAGCCGTCGCCAGTCGCGTCAATCTTGCTCGTAAACCTATGCAGCCAAAGATGCTTGTTAGCCAGCGCCAGCGCTTCGCCCTCACCGCGTGGACGGCGCAACTCCAAGCTACCATTCCGCTGGATGCGGCGCGCACGCATATAACACGCCGAACACAAGCCCCGCGCCATGACATCTTCTCGCTCACAAACTCTGCACATTTTAACATATCCTCCATCTAGTGTCGCTTAACAGTTAATTGTTTTGAGATAGGTGGTCAACATTTTTTTGCGAGCGTGTGTGCGGGAAACTACACACACACTCCCCCGTCGAAACGTTGACCGGGGGGGGGTATTTGAGCGTCGTTTAACAGAAAAATGTCATAATCAGTCATATGTAAAATCATACCGTCAATGTTTACAGTGGCTTAGCTTGTTTCGGCGTTATTGTTAACTGCGCCAGCACTAGCAAACACAACATGTAGTATTGAGGGCTTGTAATTG